CATATATTTACTATCATGAATTATGCGACTTGGTTTCTTGTTGATAATAAACTTCTTTGGTTTAAACGTTTATGTGCTAGTACTGGATTTATAGTCATGCTAGTGGAATTAGGACAATTCGCTGTAGCAGCAGGTGGTTTTATTAAAAATAGCATGTCTTCTACAGTAAAAGAAGAAATCTTAGCTGAAGCTTCTTTAGAAGATAATATTGAAAATCAAAATTCAGATACTGAAGATGAAGAGATATTTTATGTTCAAAAGAATGATGGTACATATATTGAAATTGCGGCTCAATCTGAGCCCGTAGTTAAGTCCAAACTTCACAAATCTAAATCTCAGCCGAAAATTATTGTAGCACAATCTGAACCACATGTTAAAATGATTAGGAAAAGTAAATCTAGGATTATTGATAAACCTGTTGCCCAAATGGGTTATTCGAATGATGCTAATGGAGAAGAAGTAATTTCTAAAATAATGAAGAAAAATTATTATGGTTTATTTTATAGGAAATGTCCTACTCGTGAAATGAAAAAGATGGGTCATATTCTTTTTATAAAAGATAATGTTGGCATAATGCCAGCACATTTTTATAATTTCTTTAAAGCATGTATTGATGAACCCAATGATCCAATGACATTATCATCAGAGATAATGTTAACTAGATTTAAAGACAATTCTTTTATACTACACTCATTTTTTACAATGGAAGATTTAATATCGTATCCATTACAAAGTGGCGGTATGGCAGACAGAGATCTTATCATGGTTCAAATAAGAAATAAAAGAATATTAACTCATAGTGATATTACATCTTTTTTAAGCGATGCTGATCAAGTTTCTAAATTACCTAAGAAAATTCCTATTACTTTAAAACTTACATCTGATAGAGATATGAGTATTTATTCAAGTATTGGGACTCTAACCAGATTAGATAAAGTTTCTTTTGAAGGATTCGTGCCATTTTCTGTAGAAACATGTATAGCTTATATAGCTGCTACTAAATTTGGTGATTGTGGTGCACTTCTGTGTGTTCAAAATTCAAATTGTACAGCTAAAATATTCGGTATACATGTTGCTGGTAATCCAAAAACTGGAACTGGCTTTAGTGCTGTTATCGATAGATATGATATTCTTAAATGTCTTGAAGAAGTAGATTGTATCTCATCAATTGTTCCTCAATATAATGGAACGTTAGAATTTTTACCACCATCTATGGAATCTATAGCTACTTTAGAAAAAGGTGTATTTGCTTCTAAAGATACTAAAATACGAGAAAGTGCATTACATGGTAAATTAGGAGAAGTAACTAGAGCTCCAGCGAATATGTCATATGTAGCTTATAAGAAAGCATTATTGAAATACAATAAGCCACCTTTAAAGGTACCTATTTCAATTCTCGATGTCTGTATGCATAGTTTGTTTGATTCTATGAATAATAATTCATTCATACCTAATGAAAGACGAACACTCACATTTGAAGAAGCAGTATTTGGTATTGAGAATTCTCCATGTTATTCAGGTATAAGTCGTACTACTAGTCCAGGATATCCTTTTGTCTTAGATAGAAGACCTGGAGAAACAGCTAAAGAAAGATACTTTGGAAAAGGTGATAACTTAGTAATAACCTCAGAAGGTTATAAAATCAAAGATATGTGTGAACAAGTTATTCTTGGTTTTAAAGAAAACATAAGAATGACATGTACATTTACTGATAATCTTAAGGATGAAGTTAGACCTTTACATAAAGTTCATGAAATGAAAACTAGACTCTTTTCTGGAGTAGATTTGATTAACTATCTTTTATGTAGACAATACTTTGGATCTTTTGTTGAA